TTTTTGTTCTCCTTCATAAACTTTTTTTTTAAAGTATTCATCTAAAAATTCTCTACGATATAGTTTTACCTTACCATTATATTTAGGATTTGAAACATCTTGCTCTTGAATAGTTTCTCTTAATCTTACAGCAACTTCTGCTACTTCTTTTCCTAATTCTGATCCTGCGGCTCTGCCTAGATACTCATAAAGAGACATCATGTACGGTTTTTGTGCTTCCATAACTCTATTTTTGTTTTAATTTTTTTAATTCCCAAGGATGATAAATTATTTCAAAAGTTTCAGAATCAAACTGGCCCATTCTTTGAAACCCATACCCAAATATTCTTAATATTGGGTTTATAAACTGTACTATTCTATATTTTATCATTTGTTACAAAATTCTTTAAATTTATTCACATTAAATATAATATCCTCTAATTGGGGAGACAAATCTTTTTCCATAAATTCTTCAATTTTATTTGAAGGTTTTTCTAATAAACCTATGTTAGTATATCTTTTACCTAAAGCCCCACAAATAATTGGATTTGAAGTATCAACTGAATTAATTAAGTTAGGTTGGTTGTCTCTATAGTAAGTAAATTCTTGTGGTGTTGATGCTCCTAGTAAATGTATATAATGGTGATCTTTTATTACGTTTTGAGATAATAAAAATTGTATTAATAATACTCTACCAACAGATTGATTAGCTAATTCATTTTCAGATCCACCTAATTCTTGATATACAATAGAAGAATGATTAAAAGCAAAATGAGTATAACCTAAATCCACACATTGTTGATATAATTGGTGTATCTCACTCACGGTTTTTCCCTGCAATACAACCATTAACTTAGTTTTGAATGGCATTCTATATTGAGTCCAATGTTTGGCATTTTTAGCCGTAAGATCACGGTTATTCCATTCATCAGGTACAATAAATATATTGGGTTGAATTAGATCTATTTTTTCTAATAAATCTTGGGTAGTGTGAGTTACTCCCTCAAATAATCCATTGTCCATAATAATAAAACGACCTCTTTCACTAGAATCTAGGAAAAATTGTCTATAATTATCATGTTTGTCTAATAAATGTGGTAAACAGTACTCGTAATTATTCCAGTCTAAACTATATTCAAGTAGACTTAAGGGCAATTCATGTGAAATTTTCATAACTTAATGTTTAAATTTAATAACTAAATATAATAAGGCTCCCTACGGGAGCCAAATTTATTTTATAAAAAGGTATGCAGAAGTTGCTATCCCTACAAATGTTCCTACCTTGTATAGGAAGGTTTTTGTCCTAGAGGCCCTTAGTTCTTTTCGTAAATCGTCAGTCATATGTTCATACTGTCCAATTTGAAGTTCATTCTGATGGATGATGTATCTATTATTCTCATCTTTATCAATTAGCAATTTAATGATAGTATCTTTCTGTACTTCTCTTTCCTCTAGCTTAATCACTTTTTGTTGTGTAAATCTTAACTCTTCTTTACATCCATCGTACCTAATTAAGTCCTTTGCTGCTAATCTGGCTATGCTACTTGGAATTGATATCTTTGTTGTATCTATTTGTGAAAAAGAATTCAAGCTCAGCATTAGAAAACTTATCAACAGTATTAGTTTTTTCATCTGTTTGGTTTTTGATTATTGTTATTGATTTATCTATTTGATGTATCTCTTTTGTGATAGTAGTTACACCTTGTTTTATCGAATCGATCTTAGTATTAATCTGTTTGTTGACTACTTTAGCTGAATCTACTTTATTCTGTAGTAGTTCGATTTCTGCTTTATATCCCTTTACATCTGTTCTAATACTATTAGTATTAAAAATACTATAACCTATTAGTACAATTACTAAAACCAGTAATATATCCTGTTTACTGTATATCATCTCTCTCTCCTTTATGTTTATCTAATCTATCTAAAATTTGTGTTAGTAATTCATTCTTAACAATACCTACCATTGATGCATTTTTGAATATAGATATTAATTGAAAAACTAAAAATGGAGCCATAATAGTTTCACTTAACCAGGATGTACCTGCAAAGCCTTTCTCAATTGCTAGAATAGCTGAAAGCATTATTACCCAGAATCCAAATGTTTTAAGAACGTTAAGAGCCTTCCAAGTCTGGAATCCTTCTTTTTTTGTTCCTGCCCATATACCGAAGAATCCATCAGCAAATATAACTAACCCGACAGCTAGGTACTGTTCAGCATTATCAGCTGTTAAATTTAGGAGGTGTGTTCCTATGAAAGCTAGAAATGTTGACATTGTAAGTATTATTATTAGGCTTGTTTTCATACCTTTATTTTACGTATTGATAAAATTTTTTAGTTTTAGCCACTCTATCCTCTAGTCCATGAGTACCTCCATTTATTCTTTTTGTAAGCTGTAGTATGGAGGCATCTGTGACTCCTTGATCACAAATTGACCATAGTTTATTTTTATCAAAAAAGAAGATAGCTGATTCAAAAGCATATAGTGTTGCTACTAAATCCGGTGTAGTTAGTATCTCTGGCTTTTGTAAGTGCTGAGCAAATGCTGTGTAATTATCCTTACCGGTTAATTGAAGAGCTCCTCTTCCACGGAATTTCCATCCATCTCCTGATTTCTCATCCCCATTACCCATTCTAGAGGCATACACCCTATTGGCTATTTTCTCTGGCTGTTTTGCATATGAAGTTTCAAGATCACCTGGGAAGTATTTTCCAAATATCTTTTGCAGCCCATCTACAGAGTAGTTTAGATTTTCTGTAAAGATTTTAAACCCTCCTGTTTCATGTGATGTCTGTCCAAATAGATGTGCTGCTCTTACTGGTGTTAGTTTAAAAAACTTAATGGCAGCCTTATATGATGTTGGACCAAAGTCTCCATCAGGAGTTACTCCTATTTTTGTTTGTAGTGCTTGTATGCTCATTAGACTTCTGTATTATCTTCAACAAAGAAGCTAGTTATTATTTTTCCTAATATTCCACATATCATAGAGATAGTAGCTATAATAGGCTCATCCACATATGCGGTATACCCTGTAATCGTTGTTGAGATAATTAATAATGCATTTCCTATTTGTCTCCATAATTTTGGTGTAGGAGATGTTAATCTTTGTAGTAGTTTCATAGGGTATTTTATTTAATGTATACCTATAAATATTAAAAGCCCCTACATTAAGGGGCTTTCTTTTAAAAATAAAACTATTTTTTATTATAAGGACAATGAATACATTTATTATTACAACATTTTCCTCTCTTTAAATGATAGGATTCAGTAAATACCATTTGATTTTTATTATTATAGTAAAAATCTGTAGGTTGTAATTTAGGTTGGGTAGTTTCTTTAACATATTGTTGAAATACCCAATCCTCCTGAGGGTTAATGGTAGCCATAGTTATGATATTTCACAGGCCCCACCAGCACAAGCTGCTTGTTCCATTAATGAAGTGTTATCAGTCATTTCTACTACTTTAGTTAAATCAATTTCATGTAAAGATTGAAGTGCAGCTTCATATTCTTCTTTAGTAATAGTTTCAAAAGGGGCTTGAGTATAAGTACCTAAATCTTCAGGTAAAAATGATAAGGCTGTAAAGAATTTTTTATTTAAATAAACCCATTCACCAACATCTCCCCATTCTGATGGTTTGATATTTACAGTAGCTGAAACATTATGCATGTTGGAGCCTTTTTTATGTCCTGGTTGGATCCAATCTTTATTAATGGTTTTAATTCTTTCTAATAAATCCATTGCAGATGTTTTTTCTCTAATAGAAGCTCCTTCTGGGGCTTTTTGAGGAATTTTTACAATTGATTGGATAGTAGGTTTAAAGAAATCATCTTCTAACATTTCTGGGTGGTAAGTGTTTAGATATGTGTATAAAGCTTCGTTTTTACCTAATCTTATTCTTCTGTAATAATACTCTGAATGCCAGTCATGTATACCACTTGAAGTACCTAATACTAATGATGTTGTTCCTGCAGGTTTAACTGTAGTAATTCTTGCAGCTTTATTTACTCCGATAATTGGAGCTAATCTTTCATTTTCTGCTACAGCAACTGCTGCGGCTTCTTTAATGTTAAAGTTAAATATGGCACCTGATGCAATTCCTGTCATACTAATTCCTAGTAATGCTTCTTTTTCCGTATTTTTCTTCCAAATATCTCTTAAGTAATGAAAATCAGTATATGAAGCTTGTAAAGTTCCTATAAAAGTTGCGGCTTTAGTTCTAACATTAAAATCTTCTTGAGATTCTATATCCGAAGCATTAATTTCACAAAGATTACAGAATTGATTTGGTTTTAAACCAATTTCAGCACATGGATTTGTTCCTGCGTCTTTATCATTTGTAAATAAAAATCCTGGTTCTCCACTATTACTTAATTCTATTTTTTTCCATAAATTTAAGAAAGTATCTTTATCAATTTTATTTCTTAATAAAACAGCTGAATTATTAGCTCTACCTCTTTGTGGGTTAGTTTCCCACCATTGTCCAAATTTACAAGTTAACATCTCTTCATCCTCTAAATCAAATAAAGATATTAAAGCAGCACGACGAATTCCACCAGATAATACAGCATCTGCTAAATGGCATATAATATCATGACATTCAACTGATGTTAATTTTTCGCCATCATTTTTACGGTCTAGTATAGCTTGAACATGTGTTAAAGCAATTTTTAAAGGTTCAGGACCAGGTGCTTTACCCCCAACAGTTATAAGATGAGCTCCTTTAACTCTAATATCTCTAAAATCAAATTTTGGAGCACTTGAAGTGTAACCATAATAAGATTTAAATAACATTCTAACGGCATCTGCCCAACCCTCAATACTATCTCCTACTAAATATCTTTTAGATTTTAATGGTTTTCTAATTTCGGGTAAGTTTTCAATATGATGAGTTTGAACTGAGTATCCTACTCCACATCCTGATAATAATAAGAACATAGTCTCAGAAAATGCTCTATGATCATCTATAGGAAGATATGAACAGTTAAATATTCTAGCATTATTAATTTCAATAGGTTTACCTGAAAATTGTAAACTTCTCATTGAAGGTAATACTTTTTTGTTATATACAAATTTGTAAGCTTCTTCAATTTCATCATGAAGATCAGGGAATCTAGCTTGATGCATTTCTTTGTTTCTTGTTATTAATTCTTCCCAAGTCTCTCTACGTTCTTTCTCAGGAGAATATTTTGAGTATTTGAGATGGGTTGTAATTTCACTAAGGATTTGTGACTCTTTAGATAACATAGTTGTTTGATTATTATTAATTAATTTTTAAAGACGTGGTTATAAATATTATTGTTTATTTTCTAAGCTAAAATTTTGAAATAGATTTTTAAGATTACCTTTTTCACTATTTGATATTCCCCCAAAGGTATTAATATGTGAGGATTGTGGGTTTTTATAATCTTCTGTGTCGTCATACTCACCTAATACTTCAACATGACCACAACCGGTATCAATGGTAACGTTATATGACATCCCATCAGGTCCGTAACGATTCTTTTGAATATGCCATCTTCCTGTACCTTCTGTTTTATCTTTCTTTAATCTAGATTGAGACATTCCAAAATCTACAATGGCTTGTTTTTCATATGAACCTGCTGATTTATCACCTTCCACTATTTCATCTTTAGCACCTGCTCTATTCACTTGTGAAACAGACCAAATTGGAATGTTTAACTCTTTAGCTAATCCTTTAGTTCCATAATGTAAATCATCAATTTCTTCTTTTCGTTCTTTACGTCTTGAAGGAGGTTTTAATAAATCGACATAATCAATTAGAATTAAATCTGCTTTAAAACCTAAATCTGCGGTTTTTTGGTAATGAGATTTAATAGTAGTTAATGATGCCCCTTTAGCTGGGTATTCTTTTATTATGATATTATCATCAAATTCATTTAATATTTCTTTAATTTGATCTTGATATTTGTGAATTTCGGCTACATTTATTCCTGTGTAATAAGCATCATATCTTTTACCAACATAATCTTCACCTAATTCTAATGTATAATGTATAACTTTATAACCTAACTTACCAGCAAATGCTCCTAAAGCAACTAAATCCCAAGATTTACCTCCACCAGGACCACCATAAATTAAACCATAATCACCACCACCTAATCCACCTTGAAGTAAAGTATTTAACACATCCCAAGGTGTAGGTACAGTTTTTCTACTTGATTCTCTATAACGAGATTCAATATCCTTCACATACTCATGACCTAAATTCTTATCAGCACCTGCCTTTAAAGCATTATCAATTAAAATTCGAATATCATCATAATGACCACTTTTTAGTAAATCTACTGAATCTATTAATGCATTTTTTAATAGTTGGTTTTTACAAAAGTTAGCAAATTCCTCTTCAACATATTCTTGATCATCATATTGAGTAGTATAGATAAGTTTTAATTGTTCTTTTACTGCTGTTTGTAATACATCATTATCAATTTTTTTAACTTCAATTTTTAATGTATCAAGTGTAGGACAACAATGGTATTTATCAAAGTATTTTATAGTTTCAGTTAATGTCCATTTTATACCAGGATGCTCAAAATGTGATTCATCTATAATATCTCTTACATTAAGTAAAAAAGCTTTATTTTTTAATAAAGAACTTATTACTTTGATCTGGAATGTAGGACCATAATCTTTTAAACTTTGAAATGCAACCATTTATATAACTTTTATTTTTTATGTTTATATTGCTGAATATATGAGAAATTATTTGAGAGCCAAAACTCTACGTTAGGGGAAATTTGATTCTCTAAATAATCAGATTTATGTAATTGTAAGAAACGGGCATTGTTTAAAATATGAGGTTCAGTATCAATTAATTCATCTAATACTACTTTATCATATTCAGGTATGTTTAATTCTTCTAAAGTCATCAATTTAAAATTGATTTCTAATTGTTTTCTAAAATTATAAACATCCCCATACAAACCATGTTCCTCATGTTTATCATAACTTTTTTGGATAATTTCTTTTAATGTAACTTTTGCATCTCCCGCAATTTCAGGGTATAATTTATTAAGTTTTTTATCACCTAATCCTTTAATACCAGGAACATTATCTGACTTATCGCCCATTAATACTTTGTAATTGATATAATTTTGAGGCCAAAGTCCCATCTCATCAAATACTTCTTTGGGGCCATAGAATTTCTTCTTAATAGGAGAATATACTTGAATTCTATTATTACATAACTGTAAAAAATCTTGATCCGCTGATACTATAATTGAATTATCAAATTTAGGAGCTAAGTATCCTATCATGTCGTCTGCTTCTAATTTGTCTAGAGTAATGATAGATACTGGGAGCTGTTGGAGATAATCTATTAATCTTAACATTTGTTGAGATAATGAAGCAGATTCATCAGCTAAATCATCAAATGAATTCCAATTTGTAATACGTTTTAATTTACGATTGGCTTTATATTCAGGATACAAATGTTTTCTATTTGTAGTATTACCCTGCCCGTCAAATACACATATGATTCTTGTAGGTTGTACAAGATTAACTGTATAGGCTAGAGATCTTAAAAATCCTACCATACCACCAATGTGAGTACCTTGAGTATTTGTACTGTTAATAACAGCAAATGATCTCAAGAACATGTTCATTGAATCTACTAACAAAACCCTGCTGTTTAAATGCAGGGCCTCTGTTTGAGTATCTTCTTTTATATTGTTTAAAAGATCTTTATAATCCATTTATATCTCTGATGTGTCTATTCCTACAAAATCCGGGTTTTCTTCTTCAACAATATCAAAATCATCACTTCCTAAAATAACTGACCAGTCTTTAGAGTGTTCTTTTTTGTATTTGTTTATTTCATTAGGTGAATTTTTAATAAATCCGTGAGCAGTACTTACAATGGTACCTTTAGCTGTTACACCAGTAACGTGATTTTTATCACAAGATACTTTAGTTTTTAAAGCAAATTCAATTTCTTTACCATTCTTAGTAGCCTTTACTTTTTGAGTACCCGGACTAGTTACGTTACCAAATGTAATAATGAATGAGGCATCGAAAAACATACTATCACCGCCTTTATTCCGTAATTTTGGCTGAGCCATCGGCATAAGTGCTGGTTCTACCCATACTTTATTTACACAAAGCATTGTGTTAGTATAAGATTGAGACTCTTTACGAGACATTATTACTCTCTGATTAATAAAATTAGCAAATTGTTGAGACATTGCTCCTGCATTCCACATTGGTGAGTTAGAGTTTTTCTCAATACTCATTCTACATGGAATAGATCCAATTGAGTCCCATAAGAATAATAGATCATAAGGTAAATTACCTTTCTTTTGCTCATCTAATAGATCTGCAATAAAAGCAGCTACATCTTCAATACATTGAAGTGATTCTCTATCAGCATAAATAAAGAAACCTTTATAATTTTTATCTCCATTTTCATCAACTGTTTCACCTAAATCAAATCCCATCGCTGACCAATGTTCCCAACTATGTTTCATTTCAGTAATGATAATAATTGGTAATACACCTGTTTTTTGAGCCTCAATAGCAGCTTCAATTAATAATGTAGTTTTACCTGTATTACTATGTCCTCTTACTAACGTAATATGACCTTTAGGAATACCCGGCATCTCTAACATTTCAGAAACAGGTTCAGTAAATTTAATCCATGCTTGTGGTTTAAAATTAGATGAACTTTGTCCTAGATTTTTCCCAGCTTTAAACTTATCTAAGGAGAATGTTCCAGTAATGGCCTTTCCGACTTTACCGGAAAGGCTATCTGTTTTTTGTTTGGCCATAAATTAGTTAAATAAATCTTCGAATTCGTCTTCGGCGATTGTTTCTTTAGGTTTTAAAGCAAATGCTTTATTAGCTTGAGGTACTACTGATTTTTCAGTTTTTGGTAATGCTAAGAACTGATCACCAGCCTCTTCAGTTTTTTCTGCTTCTTCTGGGTTTAACCATTCAGTTAAGAATTGTTTAATCTCATCAAAAGTGTATTTTTTACTAAATGAAGTAGGATCAGGTTGAGTTTCTAACCATTTAGTTAACTCATCATTATCATTACATAATGGTGTAGTTTTAAGAGCAGGCATAATACGAGATTTATTATAATCTGTACCTGTAGTTTCTGGTCCTACTGTTTCAACTTTCATGTCTCTACCTTCCATGATATCAGTAAAATCTCCAATGTCTTCATCAGCTGCAAGTGATAGTAATGATTGATAAACTTCTTTACCAAATTCCCAAAGACGTACTCCTTTATCTTCTTCACCTCTAATAATAACAGGAGCGAAAACTCTCATTTTGGGCTCTAATTTCTTAGCTAATTTCCAGTTTTCAGGTTCTTTGGTTTTACGTAATTCTTTTGCAAATTCAATAATTGGATCTTTTTCACCGAAGTTTGAAGGTGAAATAATTGTTCTTTTTCCTATACCATAGTGGAAATATAATTCCTTAAATGGGTTTTCAGGATTGTTTTTTGATGGGACAAACCTTACTAAGGCTTTACCAACTGTAGGTTTCCAAAAGCTTAAAGCTTTATCGTTGTTTTTTTGGCCTCCAGATTTAGGAGTCGAAAGTTCACTAAGCTTGTTTTGGATCAAGTCTAAATTCATAACTTTTTTAATTTAATGTTAAAACTAATTTGTAATCGTAAATATAATAAGGCTTCCTTAAGAAGCCAAATGTTTTTAAATACTTTTCCAATTTTCTACTCTCCAATCTTCTTCAGTTTGCCAACCTTCATAAAATTGTTTTAGAGAATCTACTATAGTATAGTTACCTTCACCATCAATGTAAATATAAGCTATTGGATTTGGTGATGAAAAATTTCCTATAAATTTAATATTATTTATACCTGAATCTTGTAGATATTCCTCTATTTTATAAATAATTCTCCAAAATTCTGGGTTTTCTTTTTCATCATGATCATAAGGAATACCATCTATATTACGTATAGAGGGAAAATTTTCTATTTGAAATAATTCTTTATTAGGTTCACCTATATAAACTCTAGAACTTCCAGGTTTGTTAACTTTGATTTCTTTTATTAAATTTGATAATTTAATCATAGAGTAATAATTTTGTAGATTTTAGTATCTAATCTTCTTAATTCACCAGCGTGAGTTAATAAAATACAATTTTTATAATCAACCCAATTAATAGCAAATGTATTATCTAATACTCCACCATTTAATGATTTGATTAAATCATTTAAAGCATTTATAGTATAAAGCGTATTACTTTCTTTTTTTCTATGAAGTAAAATAGTATTTCCTAATAAGTTATTAGACATGTTAATATGGTCTATGTTATAAGTACAAACATATTCCTCGGTAGATGTAATATATAAAACAAATATTTTGTTAAATAAAATTTTATATTGTCCTTGTATAGCAGCTAGTGTACTCTCTAGATCTTCTTTACTAGAAAAAGTACAGAATAATTTGTTCATATAATCTGAATATTCATATGCGTTTTCATATGATTGTTGCAAATAAATATGTGAGAGAGTAGGTAAATGTGTATTTGTCATAACTTATTTTAATGAATTGTAATTTTTTCCGTATTTTACAGAAACTTTGAACCCGAACGGTTCTTCTAATAATCTTTTTATCTCTATTAATGCCTCCTTTCCATCATCTTTATGATAATCTATTAATATCGAGTCGTATGTGTATAATATAATATTACTTTTTCTATTAACCAAATAGGCTTGCACACCTTTTATAGAATTAACATTATAAAAAGTTTCTCCAGACTGTATTAAATAATTCAATAGTTTTTGTGGTGTAGGATTTATAACATCTTTTGCAAATAATTGTCTTCCTCCTACTAATGTAATATATCCTCCATAATTAAACTCATCCCATAAACCATCTACATAAGCTGCTACTTGTTTAAAGAATGGAATATTTTCATATTGTTTAAAGACCCCTCCATATAGTTGTTTGAATGTTAATTCTTTAGAGGCTTGATATTGTTCTAGGGTTAGTACTTCTGTTTTGAAATACATTTGACCTAAATGGGTATGAATAGATCCTTCATCAAACTCGTATCCAATTAATTTACCTAAAATTCGTGGATGGTATGCCTCGTAATCAAATTCAAATAACATATTGTTTTGAGAGATAATTGCCTCACGAGACCCGTTTGATTTATTTAATGCTGCAAAATTAATATTATTAAAAGCATTAGTAGGACGAGAAGTAAAATTATACAAATTATATTGAGTATAAATTTTATCATCCTTAATTGAGAAATTAGGGTTAGTCGGGTTAAAATGCTCGTTAAAAAGTGGCATATCTAACGCGATTCCTTGCTTTTCAATACCATAGTACACTTTAACATATTCATCGTTATAATACGTGTCTAATGCGGGGTAAACCATTAAATGCTTTACAACACTAAATATAGCTTCTTGAGTATCATAATGTTTAGGAATTGGAATAATTGAATTTAAATAAGGTTTGTCTCCATAAAGTTGTTTGAAATGAGTGTGTATATGAGTATCAAAATCGTGTATATACGGAGGGGTAGTAGACATGGACAGTGATAATAATTGTAAATCCTTTACTTTACTATCTAAAAATTCTTCCCCTAATAATTGTGCTGTTACTTTTTTATCTAATACAAAAACTTTTTCATGTTTTAATATAAAGTCTTTTACATTTTCAAAATTTAAATAAAATCCTTCACTATGATTAATTGTAAGTATTAATCCCTTACCATGTTTTGGTTTATAATAAATTAAGGATACTTCTGTTAATAAAGGATGATAATTACTACTTAATGGTATTACATTAATGTAACATTCTTCCGATACAAGAAGTTGTGATAATTGATCTTGGGTTTCTACTATATAAAACATTTAATATAACTTTTATTTTGGTTAAATATAAAAAGGCTCCCTATGGGAGCCAAATTTATTATTTTAAGATTTTATTTAAATAACAATTTAGTAAAATTATCTTCAACTTCATCTCTATATTCCTCCATAGATGGATTTTTTCTAAGAAAATCTTCAACTGCTTTTTCTGCTTTTTCATGTTCTTCTATATGGTGAGATGCTCCAGTCATATTTGCTCTTTTTCCTAATCTCATTTCATTACCAACAAGGGAATGTAGTTGTGATCTAAGACCTTCTTCATTTTCTTGTAATGAATCGGCTTTAAATTGAGCTAGAGGGAATGTAAAATCTCCTTTTTCATTTTTGCTTCCTTCTCCATTCCATGCTTTAAATTCTTTACCTCCTGATACTACAGAATCTAATCTACCTTTTAAACCTTGTTTAAATTGAGATAAGAAAGATGATGTTTGAGCAGGACCAAATTCTGAACTAGAATCTGCTTTTTTAATATCAAAATACCCTCTAAGTTTACCATATAGTTCTTTATAATTAACAGCACCACCTCTACCTCTTTCAACTGAAGTTAAAGCAATTACAGCTTCTGGGGATATTAATAATTGGTTTCCTAACATTTTAAAATGGTTAGGTAAAGCTGTAAATAATTTACTTGGTACTATCCCATTAGTAGGGATAAATCTTTTACCTCCGCCTCCACCTTTTTGGAAATTAAAACGAACATCTTCATTTAGTATATCTTGGATAGCTTTTTTAGTTGCTTTATTTTTAATTACTCCTTCACTTAGAAGTATATTTTTTAGACTATATGGGTTTTTCATTTTTATATTTTTTATTTTATTGATATAAATATTATAACTATTTAGAAAACTGAATTAAATTATTGAGGTATTGTTTTATACCTATAAAATTCTTTTCAGCATTATTTAGTACTCTTTGGTTTGTATCTATTATTCCTGCTCGTGTTGTTATATTGTTTACTTTTTCATTACGAAGTGGGCCAGAGATTTGCCAAAATATTGAAATTGGTTTCCATAATGAATAATTATCTTTAGTATTATTATTTTGAAAAGCATCATAAGTTGCTTTATCAATTTCCATTATTCTAAAGGTAGTTCCACTTCTTTGTCTTGCCAAATACCTTGTAATTTTCCCTACTTTATAGTCTTCATCTGTTGGACGAGGAGTAAAAGGTGTAGGATTTATTAAACTAATATTTGAACTAGGGTTTAATTGTTTATAAGTAAAAGTACCAATACTATCTACAACATTGGATTGCCCTAAAGTTAAAAGGGATTCAATTAAAGGGATAGAACTACCTGAAGTAGGATTAATTCCTGTAAAGGATTTACCATCAAAAGTGGTATAATAAGGGCCAATATAATCTTTACCATTAGGTGTAGTGAACTGACCGGGTAAAGCTTTTATGTTTGTAATAATTCGGGATTTAGGGAAGTATTTCATTTTTATACTAAATTATCATATCTTTTAGATGCCGAATTATATATCGCTATTTTTGAGGAATATGTTGGAGTTCCTTTAATGTAAGATAATTTAGCTGCAGGGCTCCACCATTTGTTTATATAATTAGTTGTCCAAATATCAGATGTTGTAGCTACTATTCCTTTTTTATTTATTCTATCAGCCATAAAATCTAAGAAGGATTCATTACTAGCAAATATAGCAAAGGCTCTATTAGAACCCCCACTGTCTTTTCTATTATATTGACCTATAATTCCAGGTGCCCCCCATCTACCACTATCTGTTTGAACCCCTGCATAATTATATCCCCCTGCGGATTTAAAAGACTCTCCAATATGTCTAGCCTCTGCAAATAATACAGCAAATATACTTTTCCCTAATAATTTTCCATATTTTTTATTTAAATAATTTACAGCATCTTTAAAAGATAATATGTTACTTGGAGGTGGTGGAGTAGTAAAAGGTAATTCAGGATATGATGTTGTTTTAGGAGCTCCATAATTTTGATATTTAGTCATTGAATTTTGAGCATCTTGAGCATCTTTAATTGCTTTTTTCTCCGCTTCTGTTAAAGGTTCAAATCTAATACTAAGAGTTTGTCCTGTTATTTTAGTTGTCCACTTATTATTATTAAAGTTTTGGTCTATTGTATGTAAAATAAAAGCAATTTTAGTTAACCCTTTATCTGACCCATCTTGTATTATATAAGAGTTAGGTAATGAATCTTCAGGTATTGTAAAGGCAGAATGGGGTATTATTCCACTTAACCCATCCATTTCTAAACTGAAATCTAAAGGTAATATGACATCACCAGTGAAGGCATTATCGTTTCCTGATTTAAGAGGGTCAGAGAATACTTCTCTGTATGTATTTAGACAAGAGTCTGATTTATCTGTATTGAATATTAAAGCCATATTATTTAGATTCTAGGTCCAGTAAAGGTTACCGTTCCATCTGAGTTACGAATTTCATCTCTAACTCCTACTGCTTGTAGAGAAACATTAGTAGATGCAGCTTGAGCTGAAGGTTGAGACGCTGCTATTTCTTTTTGAGTTTTAGCTCCTCCAACTCCATCATATAATTTTTCTATAAAATCTCTTAATTCTATGTATCTTTGATTAGAACTATCATTAGTTTTAGCAGTGGCATTATTATCAGTAGCAGAGTCTACTACTACAGTATCTAATCTATTATACAATCCTTTATTTAAATGAGAAAAAGCCAAAGCATTTTCTGCTCCTTGCACTCCATAAGGTTGTGCTTGAGCTGCTATAACTACCATAGCGGCAGTATTTGGAGAAATTTTTGAGGTATAATTAAAATTATAAGCTAAACTTTTTACACCTAATATTGGTATTTGAGTATAATTAGGTACAGTTTGTGTTGGACTAGATACTCTTCTATCATCTAATATCCTTACACACCTAGAATCATCATCAGGTACTATTCTAAATTCATTATACCCCCCTGTAGCTTTAGAAATCCCATCTAAGATATCTTTTATAAAATCTACAAAGTTAACATTTCCTTTTGAATCAGCTGTTCTCCATTTTTTTAGTATACTTGCTACCCAATCTATGTTTACTAAAGTGTACATAAATCTACCTCCAGTACCATCATTATCAAACCAATTAAAGTTAGTTTTTATATCTTCAAAAGTTTGTGAAGTTATTCCAAAAGGTA